GAGGAAGTATTCCGAGAGCCAGCCCTCGAACCGGCAAAGGGTCTTCTCTCTGCTCCCTGACCACCTCTGCGAGATACCTCAGCTGGCCTGGTAGGTCTACCACTGACGTTGCGACTTCGTTGTCACCGATTTCATCCAAACATCGCGTTAGCGCTGTGATGGAATCCTGGGCCCGAAACACATGGGTGTAGATCTCCCACGACTCCCACGCGTCCGTCAGGTACGCATAGAATCGGATAAGCGACTCCTTGTCTGAGCGAGCCGCGTGGCGTTCAGTGAACACCATCCGTTGCAGGATCTCTTTATGCGGGCGATGTGCCCATCCCTTGTGCCAGTAGTGACCGAGGAAATGCACCCGGTTTTCGAATGGGTTGGGTGCCTCACGGAACGAGTCCGTTACCGAACTCTTCTCTGGACTCAGAACGAACCCAAGCTCAGCCGCGAACCGAGCAAGGTCCCCGAGATCGAGGCGCGTGTTCGACGCGATGATCACGTCATCACCCTGGATTAGCACCCTGTCGGGCTTGAGTGCCGCACCAGTTGCCCTGATCCACACGTAGTTCATCACGAACAGGTTAAGAACGGAGCCCACGATCGATGTGAACGCCGAACCTGACGGGATGCCCTTGTGCTTCTGGAACACTGATCCGTCCGGAGCGATTATCCGTGAGTGGATGAAGTCGCTCACGTACCTATCCCACACTTCACGCGCCTTCTCGTCCAGCTTCAGATGCGTCCGGAGCACGCGGAACACATCGTCTAGCATAGCGGCAGGCGCCGATGCGTCGAAGCCTGAAATATCCAGACTGTAGACGTACCGGAATCGCGATTGGAGTTCGGAGACTAGCGCTCCCTTCTCGACGGCGCGAAGGCCGATTGCGAAGGGCCTCCTTCTCTCCAGGTTCGTATGGACTCTCTTCGAGAAAGCCGTACCCACAATAGTCGTAGGCAGCGGCGCCATCCATACGAGGCGAGTTTTTGGACCGCGAGTCCCAGGCTGAACCCTGCGACCAAACATGTAGGGATCGAAACCCCTAGTGCCATCCCAGATCCGACGAGCGGCTCCGAGAGCACGATCCATGACTTCGCCATTGCGAGTGAAGTAAGGAGCACCAGAAAACTTGCTACGCTTGACGTAGCGAGCCACCACTTCATCCAGTGAGAGGGGCTCTCGCCCTCCACTCGGATCACCCGCAACACTGAGTGTCGCACGAAACGCATCCCAGTAAGTCCCGGAATGCCACGGTCGTCCGGCTCCGTGTCGAGATACACCTCGAGACTCCTCGCCGGGTAGTGACGCTCCCCGGTTGCGAGGATCAACGCCCGCATCAGCAGGTCGTGACACTCCGGACAGTGGTGCTCGTGGTGATCGGGTTCCTCGTGGTTCTGGTACGGGCTGTCCTGAACCCGCTGCTGCTCCTCGGGATTTCCGACGACAGGCACATGGCCCGATGCCGGAGACGGTGAATGGTCCGCCATCCCTCTTGGGACTTCCTGTGGTGGAATGAACGGGACAGCCATACTTGGCGATCCCTTCCGCCACCCATTCAGGGGAGGTGACACTGCGATTGTCCCTTCCGGCGACCAGTCCAGTGGTGAGGTCTCTGACCCGACGCTCGATCCCGCGATCGACGGCAGGCACAGTGACCTCTCGACTGAGGTCTCGCCTCGCCCGAACCCAATTAGGATTCGAACTGCGGTACTTACCGAGATATGTAATCCCGGCCCGCGCGCGTAGATCGTTGATGTCCATACGCGCTCCCTTCAGAATCGGCCTGGACGCGTCTCGCTCCTCGGCCCGCAGAGCGAGAAGGCTGGCTGAGCAGACCAGCGACGCATACCGCTTGCTCAAGGCGGGATTGGCACGATGTGCTCGACGGCATCACCCGTCATCGTGTGGATTACTCCATGGGTTAAGCCCACCACTCTTGCGCATTGCGCAGC